CAGTCTTACCTAGAGATACAGCCATTGCTCCCAATGCTACAAGCATCCAGCTCTTACCTCCTCCCGGGTTACCAAATATAATACCTAAATCACCGATGCCGAGTCCTCCTTGCAGTAATTCGTTAATATGCTCCCAAGGTGTAGGCATAGGACCTCTCTCTTCCATTCTATAACGCGTCTCAGTATCTTTTTCGTACTCGTGTCCAATGTTTTTATCTTGACCAGCTTTTAATGCGGTATCGATAAGATAACGAATATCGTCGTATTGACCTTTTTCAAGCAACTCAACAGAGGATAGTAATGCTTTCTTTAACTGCTGATTTTTACAGAAATTAGAAAATTCTTGCTCAACAAATTCCTGATCTTCGTTAGAGGCTTTGTAAGCTTCTTTTAACTGTTCAATAACAGATACTCTGAGTACTTCGTTTTCGATCTTCTTTACCTCTACCTGAAGTACATCGAGGGTACAAGTAGTGTGGTACTTATAATGGTATTTGAGAATTTCTTCTACAATCCACTTATGTGCAGGATTATCGAAATAATCTTCTTCTAGAATGTCGTAAATACCCTGTAAAAATTCTCTGTGCTTAAGTAAGCTTGATAGAACTTTAATTTGAAAGCTTACACCGTACTGATTCAACTGATTTAAAACGCTCATAACTTAATTTAATTAATTCTACTTAATCTTTCAACTCAAACTTGACTAATTTTCAAATGTTTCACCAAGCCATAGCTGCGGATTTAATAAAGTTTTACCTAACTGATCTTCTTTGTATAACTCTAAAAAACAATTAGCATCAAAATGATTATTTGGATTTACAACTACCTGGTCAAGTGACTGTCTATCTTGTTCGGGAATGTTTGGATTTTCTAGATCCATTAATTTCTGATTTATCTCTAATTGATTTCTGAAGTTATAAATGTCAGCATACCTTTTATCTTTTCCTTCAGCCTCTCGTAGTAAATCCTTTAGTGTAACTCTATCTTCTGTTGCTATAGAAGGAAATAACTTTATTAATGTCTTAGCTGCAATGCCTTTTACTCCCGGTACATTATCTCCTTTATCTCCTACTATAATTTTATGTGTGAGAAAATTATGTGGAGGTAATCCATATTCCTGTTTTACAAGCTTGGGAGTATAAATCATCTTCTTTATTGGTGAGAATACAGAAATTTTATCTGTAACAAGCTGTAGATAGTCCTGGTCTGTGGATAAAATATACACCTGTTCTTTAAATTGCTTTGCAAGATACCCGATAACATCGTCGGCTTCTATTTTATCTATTACAACTAAATCAACCGGGAGACACTTAAGATAGGTAATCAGACGTACAATCTGAGTAGTTATTGATTCAGATTCCTCTTCTTGGTCGTCAAAAGCATCCCATTTTGAAATTTTCGTAATGTGACGGTTCGCTTTATACTCGGGATAGAGGTATCTTTTATTAGTAGACCCTCCCTGTCCGTCAAAGACAAGAATAACTCTTGTTGGCTGTAATTGCTTAATAGCAGAACCAACAGACTTAAGGAAGCCGCCAAGGCCGCCAATGTGACTACCTGATGGGTTTATATGTCCGATAGCTGCAAAGCTACGGAGGAAGGTATTTAAGGAATCGACAATTAGGACTCTACTATTTTTATGTAGATGGATTGGTCCCTGTTTCTCCATCTGTTCGAACATCTTTCTGTAGTCCATTCTTCTTTTGTTTTGCAATCGGATTGGCCAGTCTATCGGCTATCCTTTCACGGATTATTCGAACGTCGTTCTCTGTAGGAGTATAACCGTTCATTAATTCTACAGGTACCCCATCCCAGGATATAAGATAATTCTGAACATTAAAACCTCTTGTGATACACTCGTTGTAAAGATCGATGTAGCGTTCTTTTAGATAACCCAATTTGTTATAAAAAAACGATACATGACCTTTACCGAGTGAGAATTGGGTAGGTATATTTTTAAGATTACACCTACCCTTAGCTACTACGTTTGGTATACGTTTTAGCTCTCTATGTTCAGCAATTAAATGCTTATTGCTAAGCTCTTTGGGTGGAATACCCACATTAATTCTCGTCATAACTTTTATTTCTCTAAAGATACGATTACTCCTCTGTAGGATCAAAAACATCTTTATTTTCTTCGTCCGTCTCGATTATTACATCGAAATCAGTACTTCCGAGAGTCTTTAACCAATCCTTAGAGTATTGCTTCTTGTAAGCATCAATTGCCTGCTTGGTATCGTCGATAAATCCGTGAGCGGTCATAATTACCCTACCGGTAGACGTAACGTCGTTAACGTGATTCTTATCGCAGCTAACTTTAGTACGTTTGGCAAACTCTACATCCTTTCCGTTTTTAGTTGCTTTAATTTTATTAGTACCTGAGTTGGTTACATTACCGAAAGTAATAATCAAAGACGCATCGAAGTACATAGTATCCCCGCCCTTATTTTTCATTTTAGGTTGGGCCATAATGTTCTCGGCTTTAGCAACCCAGATCTTATTTACTGCAAGCATAGTATTGGTATAAGGTTGACTCTGCTTACGTGAAAGGACGATCTTCTGGTTAATAAAGTTACCAAACTGCTGTGACATAGCACCTGCGTTCCATTCGTTGTTATTCTTATTAGACTCTACGGATAACCTGGATGGAATTGATCCTACAGAATCCCAAAGGAAAAGTAGATCGTAAGGTAGATTACCTCTTTTCTGCTCGTCTAAAAGATCGGCAATAAATGCCGCTACATCTTCAATAGTATTAAGTCTTTCTCTATCGACATAGATAAAGAAACCTTTGTAGTCTGCTATCTCTCCGTCTTCGTTAGGAATATCTTCAAACTCTAATCCCATTTGCTTGGCATGTTCCCAATTCCATTTCATCTCAGTAATAATGAATACAGGTAAGATACCCATCTTCTGGGCACTAACAGCAGCTTCTAGAAGTGCAGTAGTCTTACCTGTATCTGAATGTCCTCGAAGCAATGTAATATGGCCAATAGGTACACCTGGGATAGATAAACAACTCTGAAAAGCAGGTGATAGGGGAATCCATCTTTGCTCTTTCATCTTTATCGAAGTACTGGATAAATTCTTAGACTCGATAAATTTTTCTAAATTAAACGTACCTTTAACGGCACTCGCTATACTTTCGTTAAGCGAGGCTTTACCTGATTTTGCCATACTTATTACTTAAATAGTTCGTCGAATTCTTCGTCAATACTTGGTTTAGCTTTCGGAGTGTTTAAAGAAAGCGAAGCTGGTTTAGCGGCCGGTGTTTCAGTTGCTTTGGGAGCTATAGGCTCGTCGGTGCTTTCTTCGGGGTTAAGCCAACTCAACAAAGACTCTTTCATTTCATCATAAGAATATTTCTTAAAGATAGAAAGTACATCGGGCTGGTTGTTCAACCACTTTTCTACTTCTGTAGCATCTTCTGATAACGGAGTGGTTTTAGTACGAACACGTACTTTAGATTGATTGAACGAAGTTCCATTAGTTTCAGGACCGGTAGTTTCAATAGTAATATCACGTCCTTGAATAACATCAGTATAATCGCCAACGTCTGGATCGTCAGCAAGACTTAACAATTCAGCATAGATCTGCTTACCGAATTCCCAAAGACGAACACCTTTCTCTTCTTCGCCGCGAACAATTACCGGTGTAAATACTCGCATCTTCGGTTCAAGTTTACGAGACATCATCCAGTTTTCTTTGTCGCCAGTGGTTGCAAGTTGCTTGGCAAACTCAACAATAGGATCTTTCTCTCCAAAATTAACAAGAGAGATCATAGTACGGTTACCGATTCCGTAGTGAACCAATACTTCTTTAAAAGGATTTGATTTGTCCCATACTGCAGGTACAATACGTACTGAATGTTTACCTATTGTAGGTTTCCAAAGAATGAGAGACATATCTCTCTTTTGACCGCCTTGCTTTTGACTCTGCAAGGCATTTAGTTTAGACTTAATTGCGCTTAAATCCATACCCATAACTTATAGTTTTTAGTTTAAAAATTACGTTAATAAAGAAATGTAAGGAAATATCCTCAAACTAGCAACTTATACAGTAACTATTTTGTAAATCTTTGTGGAAAGTTTCTTCAAATCGTCTCCTTGAGAAAGAAGAACGGTGTTTCTGTAGTCCGGCCAATTAATCCGGAAAGATATGTCTAGAACCCCTTCGTTTAAGCTCTTAATTAATAAATTAAGGCTATTAATAGTGTATAGGGTATTGGTCTCTTTCTTTCTATGTAAGAGAATTGTATTAGATAGTACTTTTGTTGTACTTCCTTGAATTTCAATGTTGTATGTACACAAGAATTCTTCTGATTCAGAAGACTCTAAGACAAAGATCTTCCCGTACATGATTGAGTATTCACTCTGAATCACGTCTAGTGTATCTTCGAGTTTGTCCTTAGGAGAAAAAGTGCAAAATAACTTATTTTTCAACTGCTCTTGTGTTAATTCAATATGTGCCATAATAAATATCCGTAATTTGTTCTAAAAGTTGTAGTTATCTCCCTTTTTCGCTTTTACTCTATACCCGTCTTCCTCCAGTACGTTTTTAATCTGCGCTAAAAAGCCTTTTCCGTCTTCTGCTGAAAAATCTACTAAAACAGAATCGTAGACTATTAGTACAACCTTGCTTTTCTTACTTTTAAACAGTTCTTTTAATTTTACTAGCTTTTTTACGTTGTTTACTGTCTCCAAACACTGGACATAGTAGTTGAAAAGCTTTTGTGGATTGGCATTCTCTATTTTAATCTTTCTTCCGTTCGGTAAAAGCAGGTATTTTTGTCTTTTGTACTCGGCCCAAGCTGCTTGTATCAATTCGTCTATATGATCAAAAAGCTCAATATGTTTATACTCGGGTTCAACTCCGTTATATAACTGTCTAAACGTTATTTTCTTAGATTCCTGATACTCTTCGGGTGTTAATTCTTCTTTACCGAAATACTGCTTACCTAAAACTGTGTGAATCGACTCGTTTGATGGTATTTCCAGACCGAGCATATTTGCAATCAACCTAACATGGTATCCATCAAAGTCAAACTCAATAAAAATATCGTTTTCCGGTACAAAAGCCTCACGTGAATGGTTTTCTTTATTAAAGGCAAGGAAATTTATACCGTTAAAGGCATTAGTAGGTCGAGAAGTTATGTTATAAAGGTTATAGCTTGTGTAGATTTTATTATTCTTCATAGATCTAGCCTTCCATGTAGGTTCAAAGAACTTATCAAATACCCGTGGATCTGTTGTTAGACCCTGTTCTTCTACCCATTTATAAGCTTCTACGAAATTATTTTGCCATTCCAGGTTACTCTCTTTACCAATATACTTCTTTACGGATTCAAACATGCATTCACACTTTTCGTAATGCTTGGAAATCGGAACAAAAGTATTTACTTCTTCTGAATACTTAAATTTGTTATGAAAATCGAGATGGACAGGTGTATAACACTGAATGTCTTTAATCTCACCGTCTGTATCTAGTACTGTAAAGTAAACGTCAATGGCTTGCGGTATGTGTAAGAAGTAAGAATGCCACTTCTTATCTAGAAGGTAAATTTTTTCAATATCAAATAAGAAGAGTTGAACGTCTTCTAGACTTAGTGAGAAGGCTTCTGAATGGTTAATTGGAATAATATAACCTTTTTGAAAATCGTTATAGTAAAGTACGCAAGAAGAAGTAAGAAGGGGGTGAGTTTCTTCTGAAAGTGTTACTAGATCGATAAAGCATTTATCTACTTTAGGTAACTGTGCTAACTGTTCTTTAGTCTCGACAATAAAATACATAACATTTATTTACAACCTTTATTAAATATAAAACAGCTCTACACGTTAACCAACTGTTAAGGTGTTATTCTTGCAAACTTAGTATAATCACCGCCTATGTAATCTAAAAGACCGTTAAACACTCTATTCTTAGCCTCTGTTACCCGTCTGTTAGTATCAAATACACCTCCTTTAATCTGATATTGAGATATTCTAGTATCTTTTAACGGGCCGGTCAATTGCCATAGCATATCTACAAATTCATAACCCAAAACTCCGGCCGGTAAGGTATTATTTTTTAAGTTTGCAAAATCAATTTGAGATATTTCAATAATATACCCCGGGCCGCTTACGGTCTTGGCAAAATACCTAGTAAAATATCCTCTAGCGTAATCACTATCTACCGGTACTGGATAGTAGGGTTTTAGAGGTGTTAACTCGGTTTCAGAAGAATTGAGATTTATTTCTGTGTTTTGAGTAGTACTTGCAAAATATTCCTGTGATGGTGCCGGGTCGTTCTGTAAAGGCAACGGAACGGGGGGTACTGCTACTAAAGGAATGTTATCTCCAAGCACAGGATTTATACCTGTGAAAGCTCTGTCATCGTATGTCACATAGTATCGACCGACATAACTCTTTCCGTCAGGAAGTCTATATTCGTCTCCTCTCGTATAAAGATTTGTTCTTATTCTCGTGGATGGATAGTATCTAATCATAATTAAGCTTGGTCGTATAATCTAGATGCTCTATTAAAAATAGATAGTTTATTATTAAAGACAGTACTTCCTTTAACGTAGGATGCTTTTTCTCGAGGCGACCACCATCTATCTATATACACCGAAGTCCATACATCCCCGCTAGTGGAAGTAAATCCTTTAGCCTTAACTCTGTTAGCGAGAAAATCTAAGAAAGCTTCCGGTGTTGGGAAAGAAGCAAACATCCTAAGCTGACCGGTGCTATCTCTTCTGCAGAATTGTCCGTCAAAATTTCCAAAGCCCCAAACACCGGCATCTGTCTGCACTCCTCCGAAGTTATTTCCGCCTGCAGATCTAAAGTTATCGCCTGCTGTTCTTGCTTCTGCTATCATAACAGCAAATGTTGCTTTACCTACATCTGGATATTTAGTTTTAAGGTAAGTTGCTGCTTTCGCTATCGGATAAGTCTCTACTTGTACCGTTTCTTTAATTGTTAAATTAGGGTATGCTGTTCTACATCCAGAAGAGGTTGTTACACCAGCTCCTCCAACATCACCTGGTTGCGCAAAAGCAGGTTCAACCTTTTCAAGTATTGCTGGCGGTTGATACTTAACTGTATCTCTTAATCTTATCATCTGACCGCTAATTTTGGTCAACCACTGATTCTTATCGACAGTGTGTGTTAGTCCTACTACAATAAATCCTACTTTTGTTTGATCTTTAGTTCCTCTTAATGATAGAGGTAGTCTATTTTCTGGAATTGTAAATGCATTACCCATTACAATCCCGCTTATTCCGTCTACTGTTAAGCTAAGGTTAGCAGGAATGAAAGGGGCTGATACAGTTACTTCGTCTTGAGATTTTATCTTAGACATTCTTTCTATGTAATAATTTTTTGCAAACTCAATTTTTGTTTCAGAAAGCTGTCCGTCATAGTAGACGTTGAGAAGATGATTATTGAACTGAATAGCTTGAGTTAGGTCGTTAGCTGCCGATCCTGTTGTATTTGCAGATTGTTGAGATACATTATCTGTTGAATTCGTTATTTTAGGTTTATATGCATCTTCATAGTTAACGTTTAGGTAGCTATAAGGAGAATAGTCTGTAGAATTCGCAGACCCTATATTTGCTTGTGCAGAAATGGCTATAACATTAGAAAGATTAGTTGTCATGTTAGTTTTAAATTCCATCTCTCTAACAAGACTTTGTGCTCCAAAAACCGGTAGCTGTCCGTACTTAGCTACGCCGGCGGTTCCTTGAGTTAAATATTTACCTCTATCGAGCATGTAATCCTCTCCTGGGATAGGAGGTACAAACTGATCATCTTTTATAATAACAGTATTCGAATCATCTCGGTAAGCTACTCTAAATAAATTAAAATTACCTAGAGCTTTATTAACGTTTGTTACAATGGCGTCTAAAAACCCTTTTAAATTTATTGAGTGTTCTGGATCTTTAGTTGTATAGTTGTTTAGAGTATTAAGTAGAAAATCTACGTTAAGTAAAATTTCCATTGTTTTTCCCTGGTAGGCATTTTGTGCAGACTTAAACGAATTTAAAAATCCGGATACAGCGTTTGTGGTAGCGTTAAAGAAAGGTTCGGCAGCAGAAGATATAGTCTCCTGTAACTGTTCCGGATAGAGTTTTGTGTATGCCTCTAGACCGTTTCCTTCAAATGGAATCATACATACGAGCGGATCTACGGATAACTGTTGAGGACTACTTAAGCAAAAGTTCGTGTTAGGATTAAAATCTAAATAAACGTAAGGATGTTTTTTTGTGTCTTGAGTAGAATCGTAAACAAGACACATGTTATTTAAGAAAGCTAGTAAGTATCCGAACTTTACATAAATTGGGAAATTAATTTTACTTTCTTTTCCTTTAATTACATAACGAATTGCATAAGCCGTACAAAGACTGTTAAAATCAACATTATCAACTTTAGTATAGTAGTCTGGATCTGACATTAAATTACTGTTAAATCCTTTAATTGCATACTTCTTCAAGTCAAAAGTTATTTCTCTAGGACTAGTAACTTCCGGAGCAGTATAATTAAATATTCCGTCTAATACTCCGTCTTTATAGAGTGTGGAAGTTAGATCTACTAGAGAATCAGTATATACACTCTGCTTTTGGGGTACTGAAAGGGATTTTGTCTGTACCTGACTTTTTACAGCCGAGAGCATAGCATGTAATGCAGATGCAAATCTTTGAGCTTGATCTGTCTGTGTAGTAGATGCTTGATTTTCTGTTCCACCTACATCTCCGGAATTTGCCGGTTGAGCTTGCTGTTGCTGTGCATCTCCCGGTGGAGGAGGTGGCGGTAAGACGGTTTGTATGTTTGCGCTATTATCAAAGATAATATCGAACTGTGGAGCAGATTTCCCAGGTATGCTTATGTCTATAAGAGTCCCTTTCACAACTACGCTACGTGCTCCAGTAGAATCAGCGAGAGGTTCGATTCCGGTTATACTTACTTTTCTTCCGTTATTAAACCATGTCTGCAAAGCATCAGTTAATTCTTTTCTTGTAGGTCTATTCTTTTCGGCTGCAGGATCGTTTGTATTCGGTAGAGTTTTATAAGATAGGATAGTTTTAAATACTTTAGTAATTACCTGTCCGGCGGAATTTCTTACCTGTGCTTTGTACGCAAGAGTTAGTGATAAGGTTCCTCTTACTTCGTACCCGGTAGATCCTAAAGTTACAGTATTACCTACAGCAGAGATAAACTGGGCTACTATATTATTTCCAGCTAAGCTATAGGGAGCATAGACTAATTCGTCTGGATCTACTTCAATATTACCTAAACTATTAAGCCCTTGTATTAAAGAACCTCCTCTACTGTCCCTGATTACTAAATCAAATAATTTTACAAAATTGTTTGTACCTAATGCTTTTTCTAAATCTCTAGTTCCGTATGCAATACCGTCCCACGGGTCGTACACAGGGTAGTACCTCTTATCATCGAGAACAGGATCAGGTTCTAAAGTTGTAGACTTAGTAGCAGCTAATGTAAGTGCTGTATCAGAAAGAGAGACAGGCGAAGGAGCATTTGCAAATAATACTTGCCATTTATTTCTAATTCCTAGTAATGGGCTTAAAAATAAGCCTGTTCTTATAGTATTTAATTCCTGTACAAAATTTGAGTTTGCAGGATTACCTCCTTTTTCTGCTTTATAGTAGTAATCGTAAATAGTATTAACACCGAAATTGTTAGGGTTAGCAGTATAGAAAGAAATTCTGCTTAAAAAATCTTCTTGACTTAAAGCAGGATTTGGTGTTCCTAGATCTGCTGTATAGATATTTGAATATATTTCTTCTGCGCTAGTAGGTAACGCTGGTAAAACTGGTGGAAGACCTTGGCCTTCACGTCTTCTTTGTTCTTCTAATTCTGCTCTTTTAGCTGCTTCTTCTCTTAATCTCTGTTGAATAAGTTGGTTCTGATATTGGTATTCTTGAAAGATTACATCAGGCATCTTGTAGGAAAGGTTAATCTTTAAAGAGTCAATAATAGCTCCTAAACCTACAAGCTTAACGACACAATCGTATCCTCCGTCTTGATTAAAAGACCAGGTAAAGTTTGTAACTACTCCGAGCATTCCGTCGTAATTTCCACTCAGTTCTTTTGCCTTTTTCCCAATACTTTGCTGCACAACTTCTTTTCTTACTGGCTGAAAAGGATTAAGCCCGTAAGTGTTTGTTCTAAAAGTGCCTCTTGTTGTTCCTCCGGTCTGATTAGTATTAACATAGAACTGAGTATGTCCCCATTCTAACAGCATTGAATAACCAAGTCTAAAATAAAGAGCTTCTATAACGTTAAGTTGGTTCATATTCCAAACCCTAAAGTTAATAGTAGCTTCCCTTAAAGAACCTAGCGTACCTTTAGTGTCTATCATTACAGAAGTTAATCCAGGCATCGGTCTATAACCGAGTTCCTCTGTCCCGCCAAGACCGTATGCCCCTTCGGGGCCTATTCCTTCTCTCAAATTAATTCCAGCTCCATTTCCTATAGAAGTTCCGGCTTCTAGAATCCAATTCTTAGCTAAGTCTTCGGGGCTTGCATAGTTTGTCCCGAGACCTAACATCTCATAGAATTGACGTAGAGTTCTATTTTCTGAAGGAATTACTCTTACGGAGGAAGTAAGTTTTACCCAAGCAGTTTTATTTGCAAGAAACAAAACCTCTTCTCCGGTCCTTCCTGGAATGACTCCGGCTCCGGTACTGTTGTGGTAGGCTCTTAAATCTAGTTGAGTTAGAACGTGTTCAGAAAAAGGAGCCCCAATAACATTTGACAACCTTACATCAGCCATTATTTTGTAAATTGTACTGGTTTATAATTGTCTGAATATCGGTAGGGATTCTTAACTGTACTCCGATTGGAGGATAGATAGAATCACCTGGTAGTGCGTTTGCAGATGCAATAATCCACCACAGGCTTGAATCTTGGTAGAAATCAAAAGCAATTAGGTCTAGCCTGTCGTTTATGGTAGTGATTATATAATAATCATTATTGGTAGGCTGAATTGTAGGGTAAATATTTGTTTCGTAATACAAGCTACCCGTTGCATTTGCTTTTATCGCCGGTATATTTTGGTATCTAGATTGCATATATTAATTTAAAATTATACACCTCCTCTAGCTACAAATTCGCCAATAGCTGTTCTTGCTATAGCATTTCGTGCTCTAGCTTGACGTTGGGTAGTTGTAGTAGTAGGCATAACAGAAGGTGTACCTGTACTTTGCGTTTCTACTTGCGTATTGCTTTGTATATCTACCTGCGGTGTGGTAGGCCTAAAGTTAGCAGGATACGCCGGTGCTTTTTTAAGCGTTAGATCGGTAGCAGTAGGATCGATAAAATGATCCCCGTTTACAATAAGCGGTACAAAAGGATTGGCCTTACTTACTTTTCTTGGAAGCAAATCAAAGATCGGCTTGAATGAACATTGTACTGTTACCATGTGAGGTAGTTGTCTTACATCTCCTTCTTCCACTCCCATACTTAAATACTGATTTAATACAATTTCCCACGGTGTATTAGAGTTGTCAATAGTTACGTTTACGTTTTCAAGAAAACCTGGTACTCTATAAAGATAATCGCCAATTGTCAACCTAACAACATTTCCACGCATTAAGTTATAAGTCGGAGAATAATCAGGATATACTTGTGAAATAAGTTGATTTAATTTGGTATACATCGGAAGTACTTCTGCTCTACTTTGGGCAAATAGTTTAAAGGTAAATCCGATAGTTCTATCAAAGCCCTGATAGGTCCTAAAAGTTTCACCCCTACCTAAGTACTTAAACGTACTGTACTCTGCCTGGTTTGTGTCTGAAATTTGCCCGTCTAAGAATGCTCTAAAAATTAAAGCAATAGAATCTCCTAGATTGTTATTATCTACACATTCAAAAGCAAATTTAATAATATCTTTCGATTCGTTTCCTGCAACTTCCCATGGATCTCTTTCTGAAGGATTGTAGTATAAGCTTCTTCCGAGGAAATCTAATTTATTAACTAAGTCTTGACCTACTCCCCCTAAGTTAGAAGTGTAGCTAATTCTATTGGCAGGTGCTCCTGGATTCCCTATGCCTAAACCTCCTGTTCCGTTTGAAGGATTTGCTATGTTAAAAGCTGAATAATCGCTGTAAGGAATTACAGGGTCATTATCATTGGTTTGAGTTCTAAAGTCTTGTATCGGTTGACCTATAGGAGAGTAATTGCTATTTCCTTGGCTAGCTAATTGCTGATAATTAAAAGCTATAGTAGAATAAGATCGTGCAAGAACTCCCTGTACTGAGAATTTTGGGTCCGGATTTGTATCGCTCAGCTTAGTAATATTGGTATCGGTATACCTGAAAATTCTTGTAGCGCCAATTCCATACACCGATCCTGGACCTCCTTGATAGTTAAATAACTGATTTTGTATAGAAGAAATACCTAGCCTGTCGACAAGGGTAGGATCAATTCCTGTTCCTCCTATTAAATCGGGATTTACTATAAAATCGGAAGTGCCTATAAGCTTTAAAGCTTTTAAAATCGTTAACCTATTAGTAACTTCAGTATTGTTTTCAGGCGCACCAACAATGTAGGCATAAGTTTGCTGAGGTCTTTCGTAAATAGTAGGCGCAACCCCGTGTCTGTTAAAATGTGCACCTGTGCCTTGAAACTGTACTTGTGCTAGAGTGTTTAATGGATCATAAACATTTGTTACAGGTACAAAAGTGTTACCTATTCCGGGACCTGCAAAGGTTAAAGCATTTGGGACTTGTATTCTCGGATTAGTAAGCTGAAGTCCAAGTTGTTTTTCAATAAAAGCAGTACCGCGTGGTGCGTCATTAAAAAACTTTTGAATTCTTTCTCTGTCGAGAGTAGAAGAAATTACACCTGTACCTGCAGTCAATAATTGTGTAATTGCACCGCCTCTTACAGGAAAATCTAAAGCCGTTCTATTAGTTTCATAATAAGCTCTAACGGCAGGAGAAGCGTCAGCGTTATCAATAGGAAATTGCATGTAAGGCTGATTACTGCTTCCTCCTCCTGGTCTATCTCCTCCAAATCGGAGACTGGTTAGGTCTGTTTTAAAATTAATTAGAGGCATTTTAGCGCTTATTAGTAGTCTTCAGATAATCTAAATAGGTAGGTTGCGGTTTAGCATTATACGTAACATCGATAGGATTTTGGCTAACAGGTACCACGGAAGAAGCTAAAGGAACAGAGCTTCCTCTTGCTACTGCAGCTACGTTAGCAGGAGTACCTTCAAAAATACCGGAGGGATTTGTTTGTCCTTGTTTACTTAGCTGTGAATCTCTTATTTGATTGATAATACTCATAGTGTTTTATCTTATAGTTGTTCCGTGATCTTCTTGAATAGCTGTTCTACTCTGTCTACTCCAATTCTCCGTACCCACATAAGTAATTACATTATACACAGGCGTAAGCCCTGTACCAGGTCCAGTTGCTGTCGATGGTTTTGTAGTCTGGGCGTATGCAAGGCCTGGATTAACCGGTGTTGTCATAGTTTCTGCTCCTGGTGCTGAGATTGTAGGTGCTTCACCTCCTGCCGCTCCTCCTATCATAGATGAAAGCCAGGTATATGCTCCGGCTGCTGCAATACCCCCTGCTATTAATCCTGCAGGACCTCCCATACTTGATGCTGCTAAAATACTTGCTACCGCTCTAGCTATGGTTAGCGAAGCGAGTACTTTAGCAACTGTAACAGCAGCTCCCATCATAGAAGGCAGTCTACTAAGTACGCTTCCTATTCCTTCAAATAGACCTTTAAGTCTTTCTCCAAGTTTATTCATTTCTGCTGCGTTAGAAACAAAAGCAGCAAATTTGTCTATAATACCGCCTAGAGGACCTTCGAGAATACTGCCAAGGGTCATCTTCAGTTTTTCTAAAGCATTTTGAAATTTATCATTTATCGAAGACCTGTATAGATCTTCTTCTGCAGATTTAGTTATTAAACCTGCAATCTCTTCTCTTGTTTTACCTTCCTGTACTAAGTTATTGTAAGCTTGCTGCAAAGATTCTCCCTGTTCGGCACCTAATGCAACTGCTTGTTTTTGCTGCAGTAAAATTTTTGCATACTCCTCTACAGACAGTCCCACCAGGTCAGCCTCTGCTTTCCTTGCAATAACGTTTTGATTCATGAACTGATCATAGGTCGCACCTTGCTTATTTAATTCTTCCATTAAATTAGCAGTTTGACCCATCAAGGCATATTCTCTTGCCTTAGTCATGTTTATTTCCCGGCCAGTTAATAATTGAGCTTCAAATTCTTTGCCGATACTACTTTCAAAGTCAAGCAGTGCTTCTCCCTGTTTATTGACAGTCTCAAGTGTAGTACCTAGTTTAGCAGCTCTTGTAATAGCATTACTTAAAGCAGTTACGTTACCTTTGAAGTTGATAAGTACAGCAGAGCTTGTCTTAGCAATTGCTTCGATTAACTGTCTCTGTGTTAACTGTAGCTTATTTCTTGCTCCTTCAATCTGTCTACTCTTTTCAATAGTAGTGTAGACTCCCATTAAAGATTTTCCTGAAATGGAAGCTTGTAATGCAAGCCCTTTCATTCCTTCGGCCGATATACCTAACCTTTTTTGAAGAAGAGCAGCTGTCTCGGTAAACTCCTTGGACTGAGGAACTAGGAAGCCCATCGACTCTGTTAACTCGTTGAAGGTTTTACTTATTTCACTAAACCTTAAACCTGTATTTCTAGAGTCTGTTGAAATTTGTATAAACTGTCGCTGTAGTTCTTTTGCTTTATCTACGCTGACTCCTAAATTTTTTGAGATTTCGAAAGTCTGAGCATTGAACTCTATTACTAGTTTAACGATCTTTTTAAGTAATCCGAAAATTCCAGTAATAATTGCAATAGGGTCAGTAAGAGTTCTACCAATACTTTTGAATACTGCTACCATTCCTGCACCGAAAGCAGCCCAGCGGCTGCCTGTTTTTTCGGCAGATTTCTCTATTTGTCTAAGAACATCCTGTGCATCTATTAAATTACCTAGAATCGGTATTTTTGTTAGTCCTTTAAACAGGTCTCCTATCCTACCTACTGCTCTTTCTCTTCGCTGAGCTACTTCTAAAAGACCTTCTTCAATTTGTAGTTGTTCGTTTAAAGCATTTATGGCAGTATCATAAAAACCTTGCTGTTCTACTGACAAGACTACTCCTTGCCGTTCTAATTCTAAAATTAAACTTTCAAGAGTGGATTGCCTACTTTTTGCTGCGTTAATTCTATCTTGAGTCTTTTTGGAGGACATCAAAGATTTATCTATACCTTCTTGAGCTTTTCTTGTTTTTTCTACCCCTACTGCAGCTCTTTTAAGTTCTCCTTCAAGACTACGAATAGTCTGTGTAGCTGCTCTTTTACCGATTCTATCAAAATTTTCAATTTGATCAGTAAGTTGAGTTCTAAAAGCGCTACCAACTGACTGTAAAGTCTCTTTTAATCTAGCAAAGGTATCATTTAGCCTTTCAGCATTATCAAGATCTTCTTGCGAAGGCCCTCCACCAGATGCGTTAGCAGCATAAAATTTTCTAATAAGCTCCATGTATATAAATAGAGAAAACGGTTATTTTTTAGGTATTCCGCTACTCTGCAAAGCTTTATTTGGAATATTAGGCCTTACTACTTTACTGGAGTAGGTAGGTTTCGGTTGAGTATCAAAGTCTGGAATTGGAGATTTAAAAGTTTTTGTTTTTTCTGTAAGAATCTCTCCTTTTCCGGTAGCTTTGTTGTATTCTTCCTGTTCTTTTTGGTAAAACTCATTGATAGTGTTGAAAGTAAATCTACGAAGCCAAATAGGCATATTATAGACTGTTTCCCAGTCGTACCCGCCTTTTCCATGGAAGACAATTTCGTGTATCTGTCTAAATAAATTAGACCTATATTCCGGTGGAAGGGTAAAAAAAGGAAAGTCCTAGTGGAATATCTACACCCTCCTGCGTGTAGCCGTCGGAACCGACAAAAGTGAAAGTTAAATTTAAGTCCGGAGAGATCTTTCTCATATACTCTCTTAACGCTCTAGCGTCAGTGGCAAGAAGGTAATTATCTACGAAATTCCTAATAGACTTTTTATCTCGATCTCCATTTACGGCTATAATAGACTGTTTGAGTCTTGTAGTAACTTCGGCTGAAGCATTGATTTTTTTTAGTCCTTTTAGCTCTTCTTCGATCTGTTTTTCGTCCCTATGTGTTAAAAGTTGAAAAGTAATTTCGTTTTTAGAAGCCGGTAAGGTAAAAGTAAATTCGTTTACGCCTGTAAAAAAACTATAATCTATTTCTTTATTCTTTATAGCCGATAAGTCTATAACAGCTGTTTCTTCTTCTCCGGTTACAGGATGTGTTATTTTTACTTGGTAATCTTTTCCGTAACCGAGAATACGTGCGGCAATTAAGATAGCATTTTTATCTCCAATTAAAAGATCGTCAAAATCTATCTTAGACATAATCAAGGACTTTAATAACTTATCGAAAACAGTGCCTTGCCTAATATAGTTTTGATTTGACAGGATATCTTCCTCTTTTGCTGTCATATACTTCATTTCAATAACCCCGGAAGATAAAGAGCTCTCTTTAGGATATAAAAGACCTTTCGAAGGTAATTCTACCGTTTCAGTAGGTAGTGAAAAGTTTTCTGGCATAATCTTAATTTAGTTATATATGTATAAATATATCGAAAATAACTTTTGCAGACAACAAAAAAGCCGCTTTTTAAGCGGCTCTTTAATAAAGTGTAAATTAAATTAGTAGTTCAAAATACAGTAATCCATTCCAATTCCTAATTCAATCGTAATTGCGTCTTGATTGGACCAGTCGTAAGATCCGAAGTTTGCAGTCTTAACAAAAGCTCCTTTGATAATCCACTCCGATACTACATCGCCTACTGGACCTAAGATTGATAGGTTGAGGTCTTTTTTGTAGAAGTCAGAATATCCATCACGTCCTGTTACAGACTCGTGTGATAGACGAATCCACTCCATACAGGCTTGTTGGCCGGAAGGAGAGATTGGGTTGTAAAGATTAAGAGTCATATCCTGCCACTCAGCCTTACCTTTAATCTTACGGTAAACGTTGATGTGGTCGAGCTTTACTTCATTCAAGTTAATATTTGGTGCAGTTGCACTCTTAATCATGAAAGAAGGAATGCCGTCAATATACATGATGAAACGGTTCTGAACTGTAGGTTCGTAGGCCGTAAACATTATTTCATTTGGATCTAGTACTGGCATTTTATTCTATGTTTTATATAAATATCTGTTAATACAAAACTTACTTACCAAGAAGTCCGCCTTCGCTAGAACCGCCTGCTGTCTTTTGAACTTTACCTGTAAGTTCTGATCCGATCATTTTTTCGATTTCATCGTCAGACTTACCTGCATATTTAGGATCTTTCTTTAACTTAGATGCCATTTTCTTAACACCTAGCTTAATAAAGCCTGCAATAGCAGCACCGCTTGTACCGAGAATTGCAAGACTTTGTAGGAAAGATTTAAAAGTTTCTGGGTCTGAAAGAAGCTGTTGGATTGGTTCGGCTATCTCTTCTACTTTACCTTTCTTTTCAGCTACTCTAGTCTCCATTTCTTCCATAGACTTCATTTTATCAGTAGCTTTAACTTCAGGAGCTTTTTCTTTTTTATCTTTTTTAACTTTAACCTCTTCCATTCCTGCGCCGAAATTTTTCTTAGACTCAGTGATTACTTGCTTGGCAAGAGATTCAAATAATTGCTTTGATAAATGCAATCTAACTTTCGTATTATTTTTCATCTAAAGGTATTTTTTATTTTAAGCTCCAAATGTTACACCGGTTGGTAGAATGTTGAAATCAAGTTGAATAAATTCAGCAGTTCTAGTTGGCTGTAAGTAAATAGCACCTACAAGCAAGTTACGGTCGATTACATCTGGTGTATTGTTAGTCTCGTCCATTACAACACGGAAGGCATAAAGACCTTGACGCTGTTGTACGTAATCAAGATATGGATTAACTTGAGAAAGGAATCTATTACGTGTTACTGCAGTATTTTGTTCGAATACTAGAGTTTGAGCAATCTGACCAATGTATCCTTTCAAGGCAATCAATAGACGGCGAACGTTTACGCGATCAAGTGCAGAAGCACGAGCCTGTAAAGTCTTTTGTCCGTATACTACTGTACCTTGACCTGGGAATACTGCGATTGGATTAACTTTAGCAGTATAAAGCGTGTTACGCTGTCCTA